CAATTGGGGGTTGGAGACAAGCTTCTTACGGAAGCAGGGTCGTTTGGTGACAGTGAATTTGCTGTCCGATTGGTGCCTCAATCCCGTGGAGAAACGTCTTTACGAACTCAGGAAGTCCATTCGCACTGGTTCAAGGGACGCCTATTGCTCCAAAGTTTGCTGTTCGCGGCATCACGCCATAAAGAACACAGCCTCCTGCGTAAATTGCTCAAAGCCTGTCAGGAATCGCAAATCGCGGTACTGCTCAGACGAATGCAAAGCCATTTACAGGGAAGCCAAGCTTTCCAAAAAAGTTTGCAAGGAGTGCAAGAAGCAGTTTCGTGGTTCAGGAGAGTGCTGTTCCCGGTCTTGCGCTGGGAAAATACACTCCCGGCGTATGAAGGGTTCCCGCAATTCCAAATTTGCGAAGTTAGGCAAGTATTCCAATCAGTTTCGCGAAATGGCGGAAATTGTGCGGGAGAGGGATGGGCATCATTGCTCAACCTGTGGAACAATAGATCATCAAATAAAAGCTCCGCGTGGGCGTACTCGGTCAGTTCTGCAAATACATCATATCAACCAAAATACGCGGGACAACAGGCCGGAAAACCTGATTACCCTGTGCGGTTCATGCCACAAGATGCACCATCATGGGACATTGGCCATGTCGCCTCAGTTACCGTCCATCGCGGAAAGTCGCAGTCTGTCTATGACATCCAAGTTGAAGGACAAAGCAACTTTTTTGCTAATGGTGTACTCTCACACAACTGTATAATTATTGACGATCCCCACAATGCCATGGAGGCGGAAAGTGAAGCTGTGCGTATGTCAACCTTGGAGTGGTTCGACAACTCACTCAGCACCCGCCTTAACAACCCCCGGACTGGTGCAATCATTCTGGTCATGCAGAGGCTGCATGAGGACGATCTGACCGGCCATATCCTGTCCAGCGATGCGGGATCAGACTGGGTACACCTGATGCTGCCTATGCGGTACGAAGCCGACCGGGCCGCAGTCCTGTATCCGAATGCTATTGGCTGGGAAGACCCGCGCACTGAAGAAGGCGAATTGTTAACGCCAGAGAGATATGACGAAGATTCCGTTGTGCGCCTTGAGCGGCAGTTGGGGCCATTCGGTGCCGCCGGTCAGTTGCAGCAGCGTCCTGAACCAAAGGGCGGCGGTATCCTGAAGCGTGAATGGTGGGTTGACTGGGACAAGGAGAACTACCCACAAATTCAGTATGTTCTTGCCTCAGTAGACACCGCCTACACGACGAAGGAGGAAAACGATTACTCCGCCATGACGGTCTGGGGCGTGTTTGAGGACGATAACGATGTCCCGCGCGTGATGTTAATGAACGCATGGCGGGCAAAGCTTGAGTTGCACGAACTGGTTGAGAAGATCGCGGCGACCAACAAGAAGTTCAAGACTGATTACATGCTGCTGGAAAACAAGGCGGCTGGCATAAGCGTGGCGCAGGAAATCCGCAGGGTTTACGGCTATGAGAACTGGGGCGTACAGCTTGTTGATCCAAGAGGTCAGGACAAGGTTGCCCGCGCTTACAGCGTCCAGCATTTGTTTGCAGACAATCTTGTTTACGCACCGACCAATTTTTCATGGGCGGATATGGTAATTACTGAATGCTCTGGCTTCCCGAAGGCCAAGAACGATGACTTGGTTGATACCGTGACTCAGGCGCTGCGATTCCTGCGCGATACCGGAATGTTAATGCGCGGCTCTGAGCGGACAGCGGAACTTGCAGATAGTCTTGCTTTTAAGGGCAATTCAGGCGATAAACCTCTTTACCCAGTTTGAGGTTTATTTACACATGCTTCGTGTGCAGGCTTACATCATTGGCCAGAATGGCAATGTTTACGATGTTGAGGCCCTGACAGAAGGCAGCGACAAGCCTCACAAGTTTTCGATTTTTGCAAAAAGCGAAGACGATGCCGCGATGGAGGCGATCCGGCGCATGGAAGAAATGGCAGAAATGCTAGAGAAAGCAGTGAGGTTGAACTGATATGGCTGGCCTGAACCCCAATATTCGACTTGTGCCTGAACCCCAAGAGGAGATTAACTTAGATGATATTGTCGTTATCGACGCGGATGAAGGAGGTTCAGACACGGAACTGGACGAAGCAGGGAATGTCGTGCGTATCCAACACGCGAACGGCGACATCACCGTCAGTGTTGACGGAGGTCCAATTTCAAGAGCCGACTCCGACGAACCCGCCGGATGGTTCGACAACCTAGCCGAAGAGATCGAAGAGACGGAACTGTCGCGCATTGGCGATGAGATTTTGCGTGGCATTGAAGCGGACATCCAGACCCGCTCTGACTGGATCGAAGACCGCGCTCAGGGGCTAAAGCTTCTGGGCCTCAAGATTGAGCTTCCCGGTGTGCAGGGTACAAGCGATGGCGCACCCGTCGAAGGTATGAGCAAGGTTCGCCACCCGCTGTTGCTTGAGGCTGTACTGCGTTTTCAGGCTAATGCGCGCTCTGAGCTTCTGCCCACAGACGGCCCGGTGAAGATCAGGGATGACAGCAATAACTCCGGTGCGGAGCTTGATAAGCTTGCCGCCGCGCTTGAGAAGGACATGAACCATTACCTGACCGTCACTGCGTCAGAGTATTACCCGGACACCGACCGGATGCTGTTCATGGTTGGCTTTGGCGGCGATGGCTTCAAGAAGGTTTACTTCTGCCCGCTTCGCAACCGCCCAGTGTCTGAGAGCATCGACGCTGAAGACCTGATCGTTAACAATTCGGCCACCGACCTTGAGAGCGCCAAGCGCATCACGCACCGTATCATGATGCGGCCCAGCGTTGTTAAGCGTATGCAGATCATTGGCGCTTACCGTGACATCCCGCTGTCTGAGGCCAGCCAGCCGTCCCTGAACGCAGCGCAGGAAGAGCGTAACGCGCAGCAGGGCGTATCCAACACGGTCATGAATCATGAGGACCGTGATCGTGAGATTTACGAATGCTACTGCGAATTGGACATCAAGGGCTTTGAGCATGAGTGGAAGGGTGAGCCTTCCGGCCTTGAGGTTCCGTATCGGGTGACGATTGACGTATCCAGCCGTCAGATTTTGAGCATCGTGCGCAATTACAAGGAGGAAGAGAAGCTTCCGACCGCCCGCAAGGTGTTCGTCAAGTACCCGTTCGTTCCGGGTCTGGGCTTCTATGACATTGGCTTGCTGCATATTCTGGGCAACACGACGAATGCTGTAACGGCAGCTTGGCGTGAGCTTCTGGATGCTGGCATGTTTGCCGCCTTCCCCGGCTTCCTCATGGCCGAACAGGGCGCGCGTCAGAACACCAACATCTTCCGCGTACCTCCCGGCGGCTCTGCGACCGTCAAGACCAACGGTATGCGAATCAGCGATGCCATCATGCCGCTGCCATACAAGGAGCCATCCGGCGCGCTTGCCTCTCTGTGTGAGAACATCTCCCAGTATGGCCAGCGCCTTGGCGGAACTGCTGAACTTGCGGTTGGAGAGGGCCGTCAGGACGCTCCTGTAGGCACTACACTGGCCATGATAGATCAGGCTACCAAGGTGCTTAACAGCGTACACAAGCGCCTCCACGCCGCTCAGGCAGAGGAATTTCAGCTTTTGAAGGCTTGTTTCCGCGATAACCCGGAAAGCTTCTGGCAGCGCAACAATGCACCCGCCTATCATTGGGATCAGCAGACGTTCCTACAGGCGCTTGAGAACTATTACCTTGTCCCGCAGGCTGATCCGAACACCGCCAGCCATACGCAGCGCATGATGAAGACCATGGCCCTGATCCAGATGGCTTCTCAGGCACCGGATATGTACGACTTGCAGGCGGTTAACCGTCAGGCTCTGCGTACTATCGGCTACAATCCAGATGAGTTCGTTAAAAAGAACACCGGCGAAATGTCTCCGCAGACCATGGCTTCCATGCTGGGCATGGCGGCTACTCAGGCCAAGATGGCGAACGAATCAGCACAGACGCAGGCTGACGTTGCCCTCAAGACCGCTCAGGCCCAGAAGACCCTCAAGGAAGCTCAGATGGGTCCGCAGGGCGGCAATCCAGCCGATATGCTCAACGCTCAGGCGGCACTCATGGGTGCTGAGAATGATCGCGTAGACTTGCAGCTAAAGGCCAAGCAGCTTGATGTTGACAACAAGGACATCAGCATCGACGGCCAGAACCGTTCAGCAGAGCGTGATAGCCGTGAGAAGCTTGCCATGGTCAAGCTCCAGCAGAGTGCGCTGGAAATGGATCATGAGAAGGAAATGGAGCGTCTGAACTTGGCCAAGACCCAAGCGCAGGCGGCAAGTAAACCAAAGCCGGGTTTGTTGGGGTGAGTTTAGATGGCTGGCAAGAAGGACATTGTTGAGCAAGCCCTGAAATTGGTGACGGGTGCCGCTGAAGAATCTGCCCCGCGCATCAAGCTTCGCAGCCATGACAATCGTCCTGACTGGGATAAAATTATGAGTGATATTGATTCCCAGACCAACCCACATCCGTTCTCTGATCGTGAGCGCGTCTTTAACAATCGGTCCACTTTTGAAATAAGACCATTTGAAAACTCTCTACATCTTGGAGACATTCGCGCCTTACAACCCAATCAAGGTGCGGGAACTGAGCTTCTGGATTTCTTGAAGGGAATTGCTGACAAGCATGGCGTTCCAATTACAGGAACTGCCAAGGCGTATCATTCTGGCTCCGGATATATTGCGGACACAGATAAGCTTGCTGATTGGTATCGCAGGCGTGGGTTTGAAATTGGTGATGGATACCCAGAGGACGGGTACGACATTATATACAATCCCCGCAAACAGAAGTTTTCTGGCGGACGCATTGCCAAAGGACCGGGCGGAATTATTGATGACGTTGTAAGTATGGCTGGCAAGCTAGTCGCTGGCGAAGGCGAACAAGCCGCTAAGACAGGCATCCGCGCCTATCAGGGAAGCCCGCATGACTTTGCCGCTGAACGGCTTGTGCGTTTCCCAGATGGCAGGACTGAGTATCTTGTCGGACAGCCTGATATATTGCCGGATGTGCCGCAGGGAGCGGAGGTTCTTCAAGACTTCCCGCTGGGCCGTATGCGTATGGACAAGATTGGCACGGGCGAAGGCGCGCAGGCTTACGGGCATGGG